CAAGAGCCGCATTTCCAAGGTCACGGGCTACGACGCAGCGGCGTTCTCCTTCGTCTGCGATGTGGACTTTGAGGAATACACCGTCCGCGTCGTCCCGGCGACGAGCAGCCTGCACACGGCGGGCACGCAGATCCCGGCGACGGGCGGCTCCACGAACGTCAGCGGCACGGCAGGCGGCTACAAGAAGAACACCGCTATCAACGTCACCGTCAAGGGCGCAGACCTCGAATCGGCGTCTTCCGGCGACGGCGTGAAGATCGTGAAGGTCTTCGTCAAGAACGCCGCCGGGACGTGGAGCGCAGCCTAATGGCCGCGCCGGAGTTGACCTTCTCCATTACCGGAAACAAGATATCGGCAGTCTCGGGATTCGACTCGATCACCGTCACATTCTCGTCGGACATCGCCTATACGGCTTTTGAGTGCCGCGCGACGAAGTCCGGCGAGGATTGGGGCCGCGGGAAGGGCGCTTTGATCGCGTCCTTCTCCCAGACCCCGGCGGGCACGCAGCGCACCTTTGAGGTATACGACGATTTTCTGCTTTCCGGAGACGGAGAATACAGAATTTCGCTGTTCGCGCAGGGCGCGGACGGCAGCTGGAATGACAATTATGGATTTATCCCGTCCGGACAGTCGCAGACCATGAAAACGGCTGACGGAGAGGATTTCCTGTGCATGAAGGAGTGATCGCATGGCGTACAACAGCCAGTATACCGGCGCGCAGATCGACGAGGCCATCGGCGACGTGCGCGACAATAAAGAGGCGTGGAGCAAAAAGGAACTTCCGGCCGTCACCGACTCCGACAACGGCAAATTTCTGCGGGTCGTAAGCGGTGCATGGACGGCTGCGGCGATTGATAATGCGAACGGAGGGAGCTTCTGATGGCGGAATATTTGACGAATACGGCTGACCTGACAGTGGTCGCGGATGCGATCCGGGCAAAGGGCGGCACGTCCGCACCACTGGTCTACCCGGACGGATTTGCGACAGCCATTCAGGCCATTCAGACCGGCATAGTTCCGCAACTGATCGTAACAGTATCTGCCGGTGCGACGGTCACAGCGACGAACGGCTTCAAAACGATCAGCGGAACATCTGACAGCACCGGAGTTTGTACGCTTAGCGTTCCGGAGATCGGCACATGGAGCGTATCTGCGACACTGGATGGGAAAACGTCCGACACAAAATCCGTATCTATCACGGACAGCTACGCGGTGTCGCTTAATTTTGCATATCCGACACTGAATAAAAATACTTGGGAAACAATAAAAAATATATCCGACGCGGGACAGGGCGCGAACTATTGGAGCGTCGGTGACCGAAAGGCTGTAACGCTAAACGGCACGGTTGGACATCTTACACTATCTAATTACACAACATATGCGTTCATTATTGGATTTAACCATAACGCGAGCCTAGAAGGGGAAAACCGTATCCATTTCCAACTTGCAAAGACCGCGCTCTCCGGCGGTACGGACGTGTGTTTCTGCGATAGTTACTATACCTCGCCCGTTTCGACAACCGGCTATTTCTCTATGAACAGTAGTGCAACGAACTCCGGCGGATGGGCGAGCTCGCAAATGCGTACAAATATTTGCGGGACAAGCCTCTCGAGCTATTCCGGAACGATTATCGCAGTCATTCCGGCGGCGCTCCGTGCAGTCCTAAAGTCCGTTACCAAGTACACGGACAATACGGGAAATAATAGCACATCCGCGAGTGCGGTCACGGCGACAAAGGATTACTTTTTCCTCCTCTCGGAGTTTGAGGTTTTCGGGAGCATTTCGGGAGCAAACTCGAACGAGGCGAGTAAGCAAGCGCAGTACGCCTATTATTCCGCTGGAAACAGCAAGGTAAAGTACAAGCACAACGGAACGAGTGCCGCCGCTCGTTGGTGGCTCCGTTCTCCGCTTGCGAGCAGCTCCGACGGTTTCGAGAATGTGAACACCAAGGGGACAGCCGAAGACCGCACCGCGCGCGCTTCCTTCGGCTTCCCACCCGGCTTTTGTGTATGAGGGACAAATCCATGGAGTATATCGTATATAAGCGGTTCCGTGGACATGGAATCGATGGAGAATTTAATCTCCGGTACGGAACTGTGGTATCGGAGATCGACGGGTTTCTGCTTTCACCGGACGGAAAACGGATATGCGCTGCGACGTCCGAAAACGGATGGGAGCATTTCAGGCAGAATACACCAGAGGGCGCGATGCGGCAGGAAATGCTTGAACGCCTCTGCCGCTGGTATGAAAAAAACGGCTGCAGTGAAGACTTTACAGACGACAAATGGCCGGGGCAGGACAACGGCTACTGGAAGAATCGGTTGAGAACAGCAAGCACAGAGCGATTGGAGACAATCTATCAAGAGAAATTTGGAGGGACGCCATGTATGCAGTAAAGCAGGACGGCGCATTTGCCGGGTATGCGGATAGCATTGTATTCATCCGACTGCACAGCAACGGTTGCTATGTACCGTGTAAGGAAGCCGAGGCCGAGGGCTTTTGCGCGAAGATGGCTGTGATTATTACGGATAAAGAAGGAACTGAGCATCAGGTGCTTTCTGACATGGTGTTTCATCTCGCCGGTTACACGTTGAAAGGTACTGAGCCAGAAGGCAGCTATGAGGAAATGGGTGCAGCATTGCCGCTGACGGATGCAGAGACCGCCGCGAAGATCCTGCTCGGGGAGGCGGAATAACATGAGCACCTACACCGAGCGGGCGCGGGCGCTGCGCCCCTATATCGTCAAAAGCGCCGCCAGTCTCACCGACGCCGACGCGAGTCTCGCGCCAGAGCTTTTCACCCGCCTGACCGGCTCTGGCAGCCTCGTCAAAGCCGGCACGCGCATCAACTGGGGCGGCACCATCAAGCGCGCCGCCTCAGACCTCTGGGACACGGCCCAGAACACCCCGGACGCCGCCCCGGCCCTCTGGGAGGGCATCGCCTACAAGCAGGGCTTCCGCCTCATCCCCGAGACCATCACCGCCGGCCTTGCATTCTCCAAAGGCGAAAAAGGCTGGTGGCAGGACGAGCTCTACGAATCCCTGCTCGCCGCCAACGTCTGGAACCCATCCGTTAACCCGGACGGGTGGAAGAAGATCACGGAAGAAGGTACATAGCCATGGACACCAAGACTATCATCGTTACCCTCGTCTGCGCCGTGCTCGGCGGGGTGGATAGAAGTGTATGAGCACAAGCAACACCGCCGGGCAGAAAATGATCGACGCAGAGCTCGCAAAGCTTGAAAAGCGGATTGCTGCGATATACAGGGAAGCGTATGACGGTCTGACGGACATCATCAAGGAGTATTTCGCAAAGTTCGCAGACCGTGACGCTTCCGAAAAGGCACGGCTGGACGCTGGCGATATCACCGATGAACAATACAAGCAATGGCGGCTTGCGCAGATCGGGCGCGGGAAGCGGTTTGAAGCGCTAAGGGATAAAGTCGCAGAGCGAATGACGAATGCAAACGCAACCGCAATCGCCTATATCAACGACGCAACGCCGGGGATTTACAGCCTGAACAGGAACCTAGCAGCCTATATGATCGAGCAGGTGGCGGGGGACGTTGGATTCGATCTCTGGGATGAGCGGGTTGTGAAGCGCTTGATTGCCGAGCAGCCGGGCCTTATGCCATCCTACCCGGAAAAGCGGGCGCTCAATCGCGGGATAGATCTTGCATACGGGAAAAAGCAGATCACGGCCAGCATCACCAGTTCCATTTTGCAGGGCCGGAGCATCAAAGGCATGGCAGATGATCTGCAAAGCCGCATTACAACCATGAACCGCGATTCCGCTATCCGGACAGCGCGCACAGCCGTCACAGGCGCGCAGAACGCCGGGCGGCTGGATTCCTATTATGCTGCCGAGAAAATGGGAATCAAGTGCAGAAAACAATGGATGGCGACGCTCGACGGAAGAACCCGCCACTCCCACGCCATGCTCGACGGCGAGATCGTGGACAACGACAAAAAGTTCTCCAACGGCTGCCGCTTCCCCGGCGACCCAAACGGCCCACCGTCCGAAATCTATAACTGCCGCTGCACGCTGGTATCCGAGATTGAAGGAATCGACACCTCCGGAGGCAAGCGCCGCGCCAGGAACCAGGCGACCGGACGGAATGAGCTGATTGAGAACATGAGCTATGCTGAATGGGCAGGGTGGAAAAAGAAAAATGGACGTTAAATTTATCGACAACTCCGAAGAAGTGAAGTCTGCTATGCACGACGCGCTGATTCGCGCCCTAGAAAAGATCGGCATGACGGCCGAAAAGTATGCAAAGCGGCTTTGCCCGGTGGTCACCGGCAATCTGAGGAACAGTATCACACACCGCGTAGATGAAGGGGAACCGGCTGCATACATCGGAAGTGACACGGAATATGCCGCATACGTCGAACTCGGAACCGGCAAGCATTATCCGGGCGGCAGGCCTACGCCGTGGGCGTATCAGGACGCGAAGGGGAACTGGCACTGGACGGCTGGAAACAAAGCACAGCCGTATTTGAAGCCCGCAGCAGCGGACCATTCGGCGCAATACCGGAAAATCGTCGAAGATGAGATGAAAAACGGATAAAGATTGCGTCCCAGAGCCATAAATATACGGTATAAGTGTGGTAACAGCAAAGAAATGACTGTTGCCACATTTTTTGTTCTGTCGCGGCAAAGCACCGCCGACAAGGGAAAGGAAGATAGAACATGGCACTGACGCGAAAGCTCCTGAAGGGCATGGGGCTTACCGAAGAGCAGATGGATACGATCATTGAGGCACACACCGATACCGTAGACGGGCTGAAAACCGACCTTGCACGGTATAAGGCAGACGCCGAAAAGCTCCCCGGAGTACAGGCGGAGCTTGAAAACCTGAAAGCCAAAGGCGACGATGGCTGGAAGGATAAGCACGACAAGATCAAAAAGGAATTTGACGACTACAAAAAAGAGCAGATGCAGAAGGAAACCAAGAGCGCGAAGGAATCCGCGTATCGGGAACTTTTGAAGTCTGCGGGTATCAGCGAAAAACGAATTGATTCGGTTTTGAAGGTCACCGATCTTTCTGCGGTTGAATTGTTGGAAGACGGCAAGATCAAGAACGCCGATGATTTGAAGAAGTCCATCAAGGAAGAGTGGGCAGATTT